AATTCTTCACGCTCATGGTCATCTTCTAGGTGGTCAGGAGGAGTAGTCGGTGGTGGGCCAGGTGTCCAAGATTCATCCAACTCTGGGTTCTTCCAAACAGGCATAGCACCGAATGGCTGACTAGGCAAACCATACGCAGATTGCGGAGGGGCATAGGACGAGTTAAAACCACCCATAGAGCCTTGATAACCCATTGGCTGACACATTGGCTGTGTCGGAGGATTAAACGCCCTAGAAGCACTAGACATAGCCCGTTTACCAATAACGCCACCGATACCGCCCACGATCAACAGAACAATGTCATTCAGCATCTTGGTGTAGGCTTGGTCAATCGGGGCCATACTCTTGATTGGCTGAGTCACAAACGTGACAGAGTAGAGCAAAGCACCAACAATGAACATGAGGATAAGCGTGACTGCAACCACGACAAACCCCCAAATTCTTACCTCTATCTCTTCAGTTGTTAGGTTTAACTTCGTCAACTTTTTTCTCCATGATTGGTGCAACTAAATACTCAGGACAAGTCTGAGTGAATTGGCATCTAGGTTTCAAACAAGGCTCAGCATGAAAGTTATCTGGATTCTGACAAAAATAACGATACTTTTCGTCACAGCCAGTTAAAAGCAAAATAAGCAATAAATATCTCATTTACCTAAACCAACCCTTCCAAGTAGGAGATTGACAATTTTGTCCGACAAATCGTCAGGCAAGAACTTTAGAAAACCAAGAAACCATAATGCCACACACCCATAAACAAATATCTTGAGGCATAGGTCAAATGTCTTTTGATACTCATTCATTTCCCAGCCTTGGATAAACAACTATCCAAAAGAAATAGTTAACAGGCACAGCAAACCAAAGAACTATATCAAGCCAAGTCATCTTCCGCACCTTTTAGTGGTGTCACAAAACTCCATGAGTTCGTAAATACCGATTCCAACCAAGAACAAAACAAAAGCCACACCGCCAATAATCATGGCTAACTCTTGCATCTCTTCTTCTTTTTGTTTAGCCTTCTTATCTGCTCTCTCTAAAGCCCTAAGTTCTCTAGCATCATCAATGTCCATCTGATCTTGACGAGCTTTAATCTTGTTCCAAACGTCAACCTTACCTGTGGTCATAAAGAGCATCTTTAACTCTTCCTCAAAGGCTCTGGCCTGCTCTAGTGCCATCTCAATCTGGAGGGCAGTTCCCATGTTGGAACCTTTGCCCTTCTTAGCCTCAATCAATGCCTTGGTAGCAGTACTCTTGGCATCGAACATCTTGCCAATCATCGGGGCAAGAGAACCTAAATCATTGGCGACCTTACTCGCCTTCTTAACCATCGAAATAGCTTGCTGAATGCCCGCTAATGCCGTTAGTGGATCAATCATTTTTTCTCAATCCTTTCCCATTTAAGACAGATAACCCTGCGGTTATATACGTCTCCAACCCAAGTCCATTTGATACATCGGTACTCTATGGTTGCCGCCATTAGACGATCACGGAAAACACCAAACAATAATGTAGCTACAAAAAATGACAAAAGCACTAACGCATACCGCAGCGATAATAGCTTCGGCATAGTCTCTCATTACTCTTCAGTCATTGGTTGAGCAGCACCACGGGCAGCTCCAGTTGCAATATCTTGAAGTGCATCACGACCCCAATCAATTCCAAACTTCTTGCCAATCCTGATAGCCTCTTGAATCTTATCTTGGTCAAAAGTGCCATTCTTCTGTTGCAGGGCTGAGAACACTTTTACTGCATCAGTAGGGCTTAACAATAAAGTCTTGAGCTTCTCTTCTGTTGCTGCAGATGCCTTGTTTGCCCAGAATTTACTCATCAAAGAGCTAATGGCATAAAACGGCCCAGAAACAGGGTTTGTAAAACGTGAGATAACTTGCTCTGGAGGAATGCCAACCACGCTCTCAAAAGGTGTTTTAGGCACTGTCTCTACTTTGAATGGCACGTTGGTTAAGTCTCTGTTTAGTCTCTCAGAAACCAAAGCAAAGTCTTGCACCTTCTGTGCGTATGTTGGGCCAAACACTCTGTTAAAAACAGCTGCTTTTGTCCTGTCATTCAATGTTGCAACTGGATCACCCGCACGAACAATGTCATCCAACATGAATGAGCGAGCCGCATTTACTGCATCTTTGTTTGCCCCATACTGTTGCATGAACTTATTAGTGAAGTTCACATCAGAATACATCTTTGAGACCAACTCTTGTGGACTTTTAAAGCCACCAGAACTTACGATTTGCTCACCAGCAACCTTCTTAAAAGCAGCATCCAAACGATTACGTTCTGCTATCAGGGCTGTTACATTGTTTGAAGCAGTACGAAGCTCATCCTCTAAGCCTGGCACTAAAGACATTCCACCTTGGTTTTTGGTTAACCATTTATTAGCCGCTTTAGGGTCAATAACATCGTTCTTCAAAGCCGCACGACTGAAACTGTCGTAGAAGGCATCTCTTGCCACACTAATACCATCTGCGCCTGTAGCTTTAATAAAGTCATCAACATTAGACTTGTTACCAATAATTGCAGGAGCAATCTGTTCAACAAACTTCTTGCGGTCAACAGACTTTAATGTTTCAGAATTAAATGGCAGACCAACCTTCTGGAAGTAAGAAGCATCGGCATTACGATAAGCCTGAACAAAGTCAGGATCAAGGTTATCAATGTGTCCACCAACACGAGCCTTCAATTCAGACAGCAGACGAATATCAGCAGGTTCGCTTGTTTTACGCAATTGCTTATTGATTTCTCGCTTGAGAGAATCCAAGTCTTCTACTGTAGCGGCAGTAAACTTGATTCCACCTTCGGTCATTGGCTTACCTTCTGCGGTCAGAATAGGGCTAGGCGCAACTTCTGTAGGACGAAACTTGGCACGAACACGATTGTAAATAGACGGAAATGTTTTAAAAATATCCGATGCTTGCTCACCTGCAACAAAGTTAAAGATGTCATCTACAGAACCAGCAGGTAATTCAACATTCTTTTGCTTGGCAATGTCAAAAGCCTCTGTGTAAAGTGGTTTAACCAACTTATAAGCGGCATCTTCTTTGGCTGCGACAAGTGTAGAAACCCGTTGACCAAACACATTAGGATCAAGAGTTGCATCTTTGTAAGCATCAGCAATCTGCTCATCAATAGTGCGAGTTCTACGGGCTTGTGGTTTGGCCAACTCAAGTGGAGAAATATTTACACTTACTTTAGATGGGTCACCAAACAATCGAATCTGACTAGCAGCCAAAGCCTGTTTAGCTTGCTCAAACTGATTACCATACTGCGCCCTGAATACAGGGTCTTTAGCAGATAGACTTTGAATCAATTGATTGACAACAGGATTGTCTGCTAACAAAGAGCTAACAGGCATCTGTATTGGTGTTCCACCCGCTGTTTTCAATGAAAGGTTTTGTTGTGCTTTGGCGGCTTTTGTAATCGTATCCATAAAGGTAGGATCAGCAGCACCTGCGGCAATAAAGATATTGCTGATTCGGTTGTCTACATCTTTAAGCAACTCATCTTCAGGGACAGTTCCACGAACCTTAGACCATTGATTTCGAGCCGTATCAAATCCTTTGTTCAAAACTGGCCCAGATTTAAGCAAAGTTCCTAATGAGTATGCACCACCGCCACCACCAAAAACACTACCAACAACTCTACCAGTAGTAGGTGCGCCCATCTTTTCACCAGCATATTCACCTGCTTGACCACCCGCTTCGGCAGTAGAGCCAATAACTTGTTGTTCAGCAGGGCGCATCAAGGCTTGACCAAACAAGCCCATACGCTTTGTAGCCGCTAATGGAGGAAACAGATAACTAAATGGAGAAGTAACGGCTTCTGTGCCTTCAGCTACAATTTTTTGCATACCACCTTGAGGCTCTGCACCAGTAGTTCCTAAAGACTCCATCACACTTTTGTAAACAGGCTGACTAGCTGCTTTATATGTCTCTACAATGCCACCCTCTGTAGGGGGAGCAGATAAATTGCTTGGCAATGGAGGAAATATGTTTTTTCCTCTAGCAAATCCACCACTAGCCCTCATGCCAGCAGTCAATGGATTTACACCAGTACGCTCTAGGGCAGAGAAGATAAGATTAGATAAGCCAGATGTAGTTCCCGCAAAACTTGCAATACCTTTTCGGGCGGCTTCAGCCATCACAGCACCTGTTGAAGGTGCTTCGGGCTTTTCTCCTGCCAACATCTTTAATGTTTGGTCAGAAAGATCAGCAATATTGCCAGTAGAAAGTGCCTCTAACTCTGCGTCAGATAGGGCGTTAAGGTCTAATTTGCTCATTTTTTACCTTCTTGACGTTGTTTTAACAAAGCCCGAGCTTGTGCCGCTAAGTCTCCAGATATAGGTGTTTCTTTTGTTGCCTCAAACTCTGGGAATCTAAGTGCCATATCTACACGAAGCTTGTCATATCCTGGTGTGTTATATGCAATATCTCTTTGAACATTGATTTCTCTATTGGCTTTATTTGTAGAAACCCGTTTAACCGCTTGCAATGTATTCTTAATTAGATTCTGTGTTTCTAATGTTGGAGTACCAGTAAATAAAGTGGACGTAGAATCTAATAGTTTGCCAAACAATGATGGGTCACCACCTGCTTGCTCAACATCACGCCTACTAAGTTGGCTATCTCCAAGAGCCTTTGCCAATTGAACCCTTGCCGCATTAAATGAGACAAAGTTGTTTGATGTAATTGAATCATTTATAGCTTGCAATGCTTGATCTGCTGCAGTAACAGACTCAATTTGAGGTGCAATTGTTTTCTGCACTTTTGCTCTAAATTCTGGAATATCTACAAATTTTTCTTGACCAGGCATTACATTGGTCAATTTAGCAGCACCTTTTTCAGCCTTCTTACCTTGCTCTTCTTCAACACGCTTGTTTACAATTGCACGTTCAGCAGTAGTTAATTGAGCAAATGATTTGTCATATAGTTCGGCAGATACTGACTCTCTGTCTGTTCCAAAACGTGCGTCTTTTTCAGCTTTTGGCTCAACTTGCTCTCTCAATGACTTAGCATAAGCCGTGTTGTACTCAATAGAACCTTCTGGCCCTGACAACGCAGCAACTTCTCTTGCCAAACGAACTTTCTCAGGATCGGCTTGAACACGCTCACGACTTGCCGCAGCCAAAGATGCTTTGCTTGCTGCCAAACGCTGTTGTGTTTGAGCCATCTCACTCTGTGCTTGACGAGCATATTGAGCCAATGCCATAGCACCTTGTTGGTCTCCAGCTTGTGCCAACATCTGAGCACCTTGCATAATTGACTCAGGATTAGTCTGATCTATCTGTTGAGCAATAGTGTTTCTAGCACTAATCATCTTTAGTTGTGGGTCTTCTATTCCAAAAGCACCACCAATAGCAGTACCAAGACCTTTAGCACCGCCATAAGTCATAGCCGCACCACGAGCCGCAGGGTCTAGTTGAGCAAGAGTAATACCTTCTTTTAAGGCACTAATACGTTGTTGCTCACCATACATTTCTGGGGTTAGCCCAAACAAACCCGCTACGATATTTTCTGCCATGATGAATCCTTACAAGAATAAACCGAGGTCTTGATTGCCATAAGCTAAACCAGAACCAAAACCTGATGCGCCTAATCCAGTTTGACCAAATGCTGATTGAAGTCCTGAAAGACCTCCTGAAATTAAACCGCCAACTCCTTGACCAAATGTGGGAGAAGCACCTAGCCCACTCAAAAGTGTTGAATAGGGATTAGTTGTTGCCGCAGGGCCAGTAGCCAATCGAGTACTAAACTCTGCACCCGATAATCCTAAACGACCTACATTAGCACCCGCTTGAGACGCTTGTTGACCAAGAGAAGCACCTAAAGTGAATGGTTGTTGTGCAGCAGCCTCAAGACCTTGAACTTGACCTAACGCAGTTGTATAAGGCTGATATGCGGCTTGTTGACCTGCATAGTATTGACCCATTGTTTGAGCACCTTGATTGTATAAAGATGAACCAAGTGCCAATCTCTGTTGCTCAAGTGCTTGCTGTTTAGCCAATGTATCAATTCCAAATGCTTGACCTTCCATGCCAAGTTTCTGACCCGTTCCAAACAAGCCAGCACCAAACTGAACTTGTTGTTGACCAGCTTGTTGAGCATTAGCCGCCAATTGAGCTTCTTGCATGGCACGAGCGTTATACAGAGCCTGCAACTCAGGAGTAGTAGCACCATAAGAGCCACCTTGAGCAACAGAAAGACCACCACGGCCTTGTTGTTGAAGTCTGTTTTGCAGATTAGCCAACTCCAACTCTCTGCCTGGTTGCAACAAAGCCATCTGTTGATTCAGATAGTTTTGAGCAACTTGTTCAGGAGACTGAGCAATATATTGGCTTCCAAGTGCGGTTAAAGCCTTGCTTTCTGCAGATTGAGGAAGATATTGAGATGCAATTTCAGCAAGTCTAGGGTCGGTTTGACCACCTAGAAAACCTTGACCCAAAGTAAACAACTGTTGTGCGCCAGCTTGAAGAGGAGCAAATTGAGCTTGTGCGCCTTCTGCTTGCTGTAAGCCTTGTTCAGCCAAAGCAACTAATCGATCTTGAGCGTTCTTAGCTTCAGGACTTAGTGTGTATCCCGCACTGATCAATTGACCAGTTGTAGGATCGACTTGGAATTGAGAAGTGCCAAATCGTGTAGTCATTCCAATTGGTCTAAACTGAGCCGCAGCTTTAGCGGCAGCAGTCTCAGTATCAATCATCTGTTGCGCACGAATAGCCGCATCACGGGATGTTTGTTGTTGGAGAAGACCTGCACCAGTAGTTAAACCACCTGATAACAAAGCACCAAGTTGAGCCGCTGTTAAACCGCCCAAACCAGTTCCTGTAGCCGTTCCAAGTCCAGTACCAACACCTGTTCCTAAACCAGTACCTGTACCTGTACCAACAGTTGTAAGTCCAGTACCAAGTCCTGTACCTACACCAGTAGTCAATGCGCCAGTACCTAATCCTGTTCCTAATCCTGTGCCAACACCAGTTGTTAAAGCACCAGTAAGACCTGTTCCTGCTCCTGTACCTAATAAAGTTGTACCAAGACCAGAGCCTGTGAGAACTCCAGTTCCTGTTAATGCACCCGCACCTGTACCAAGCAATGTAGTACCAAGTCCTGAACCTGTTAAAACACCAGTACCTGTTAACCCTGCACCAGTTGTGAGTCCTGCACCAGTTCCAGCCGTACCAAGTCCTGCGCCAGTAGTACTAAGACCTAAACCACCAGCACCTGCTGTTATACCCGTACCAAGACCAGTACCTGTTGTTAAACCAGTTCCAAGACCAGTACCTGTGGTAACACCAGTGCCTGTACCTGCAAGGGTTGTTCCAAGACCTGAGCCAGTAAGAAGTCCAGCTCCTGCTAAACCTGTACCAGCACCTAATAATGATGTGCCTAAACCAGAACCTGCGAGAACTCCAGTTCCAAGACCTGTACCCGCTGTAAGACCTGCTCCTGTACCTAAAGTACCAAGACCAGCACCTGTGGTTGTTAAACCTAAACCACCCGCACCAGCAGTAAGACCAGTACCTGCAGTTAAACCTGTACCTGCAGCAGTTCCTACTGCACCAGTGCCAGCAGCAGCTCCTGCACCACCTAATAATCCACCCGCAGCCGCACCACCTAAAGCCGCTAAAACTACTGGGTCTGAAAGAGCATCTACTAATCCACCAAAGAATGAAAGGTCTTTTGAAGTAGAAGTTTGAGAAGTGTTAAGAAATTCACCAGTTGATGAATAATTTTGAATAGTTGATCCAGCGGGAATTTTATCGTTTATGCCACCTGTTGTTTTATAAGTAATAACATTCTCAATACCACCAACTTGTCGATCTTCTCCAGAACCACTAATTTGGTATACAGGCTGAACCCATGTGTCGCCAAGTAATTTTGCTTGTCCTTCAGGAATAGTAACCGCTGCACGAGCAGCAACCGCACCCACATCTAAGCCAACAGCAGTAGCCATTTGTTCAGGAGAAACACCATACTGCTCCATAGCAGAGACAATCTGAGCATCACTCATGCCTGGATTGGCAAGTAAAAAATCTATAATTTGTTGACTAGATATAGCCATGATTGCTCCTTGTATTATGTTGCGTCAGGCTTTGGATACTTTGCTTTAACAGCAAGACACGCATCAATGTACGCTTGCACTTGTGCTTGGTCACCCTTCACAATGCCATCAATGTAGTCAGACATAGCTGGATATTCTGCGGCTCTGTCACGCTGATATTTTGTGCGTACAAGTTCGGCATTAGTAGCCGCAATTCGTGCGTCATCCAAATCCGCTTGTGCTTCTTCTTCAGCAGTGTATGGACGTACACCATCAGATGTTGCTTTGTATCTTGTCATAACTTATTCCTTAATTCCATAAAGACGAGCCGTGTATGTACCAGTACCACCAAATATTCGAATACCAGTAATAGCACGTTGCCCCGCTGACCCTGTTCCCATATAGTTTCCCCATCCTCGTACGCTGCCACCATCAGGGCCATCTGTACTACAAGAGCCGTCATAAAAAATTGCATTTCGATGACTTGTATTACTCGGATTAAAAAATGTAATTTCAAAAGCTACATGTTTGCCAGATAAAGGCTGAGTAATGGTAAATTGACTTGAACTGTTTTGGTTTGTCAGCGCACTTCCCGATGTTGCGTATTGCTGAGTGTAGGCATAGTTAGCCGCAGTTTCTAAAGTACCATTGATGTATAACCTAAATGCAGGTGTTATTGAACTTGTACCAGTACAGAAAAAATATAACTTGTAAAACCTATAAGTTGAATCAAAACTTCCTGAGACATCTACTTCAGTAACTCCAGACCCAGTAACAGTCTGCAATAAAATCAATGAACCACCACCAGCAGGGTCAGCCCAAGTTGGGGCACTAGAACCAGCAGAAGTCAAAACTTGCCCTGATGTTCCTGCACTTGTATAAGCATGAGCAGTTCCAGTTCCATAACCCACACCACCAGCAGTAGCCGTAGCAGTTGAATTAGTACCACCATTAGCAATAGGAAGTGTTCCTGTCACACCAGTAGTTAAAGGCAATCCAGTTGCATTAGTTAAAACACCACTTGCAGGTGTTCCAAGCTGAGGAGTTGTCAGTATTGGGCTTGTCAGGGTCTTGTTTGTCAGCGTAGCAGTTGCAGAATTCTTTGTTGCGTCAGAAGTATTATCTACATTACCTAAACCAACATCACCCTTAACAATGCCTGTTGGGGTATTGATAACAGGGCTTGTTAGGGTCTTGTTTGTCAGGGTTTCAACGCCTGTCAAAGTAGCAAAGCCACTAGCAGTAAATGCTGCCTGAGTCCATGCCGATCCTGTCCACACATACAAAGTGCTTACTGCTGTATTCCAGTATAAAGCACCAGTTAACAAAGCATTTCCATCATTGTCAACAGTTGGTGCAGTTGCTTTCGGGCCTAAATATCGGTCATCAAAAGAGTCATAACTTGCTGCAGCAGAGGCTGCTGAAGAAGCTGCATTTGTTTCGCTTGTAGAAGCATTTGAGGCACTTGTTGAAGCATTTGAAGCACTTGTAGCCGCATTAGATGCAGAAGTAGCAGCAGCAGTAGTTGAACCAAAAATCGAATCTATTTCAGTTTTGGTATAAGCATTTGTGATGTTATAGCCAGCAATAGTCGTAGGATTAGTTCCTGCCGTTGCACGACCATAAGTATCAAAAGTTACAGATTGGTAAGTGCCTGGCGTTACACCAGAAGATGCCAAATCAATGTTGTCCGAATTGACAACAATGCGACTAGCAGAAGCTGTACCAACATCTAGCGTATTGCCTGTCTTGGTAAGACCATTACCTGCTGTAATCTGTCCCGCACCTGAGAACTGCGCCCATGTAATAGATGTGCTACCCAATGTCCCACCTGCATCTATTGTGCAGATAAAGCCAGAATCAGCATTAGTTGTGCCTTTTTCAACAAAGGTAAAAGCCGCTACCAACTCAGCATAAGTGTCAGCATCGGTTGTGCGTGTCCATGAACCTGTGGCACACAAGTAAATACCATTGTTAGAAGCAGTAGATTGATCTTTAACCAAAACCCGTTCACCCGCAACAACAGATATGCCATCAATGGTTTGTGCGCCAGATAAAGTAATGTTTGCAGTAGTAGCCGCAACTACAGAGGCTTTGGCATCAATACCTTGAGCCAGTGCATCTACATAACCCTTGGTAGCCGCATCAGAATCGTTTGTAGGGCTTGCCAAACCAGTAATGGTTGCCGATGTACCACTATCCATGTCCAATGCGCCAGAGATGGTCACATTGTTAAATGTAGAAGTTCCAGAAGCCGCAGTTACATTACCTGTCAGATTACCAGTTACGTTACCTGTGACATTTCCTGTTACAGCACCTGTTAAGTTGCCTGTGACATTACCAGTTACTGCACCTGTTAATGGGCCACTAAAACCTGTATTAGCAGTGATGTTTGTGCCAGTAATAGCAAGTGGAGAAGAACCACCGATTACCGCACCATTGATTGTTCCCGCACTAATGGCAGCAGAAGCAATCGTAGCGGCAGTGCTAACAGTAAGGTTGGTGAAAGTACCCGCTGCGGCAGTTGTTCCACCGATAACCGCACCATTTATCGTTCCACCAGTAATTGTGGCAGACGCATTGTCTGTTTTTGTTGCAACAGCAGTAGCAATGTTATTAAACTCTGTGTCAATCTCTGTACCTTTAACAATCTTTAATGGATTGCCAGGAGAAAGATTATCTTTGGTTGCAAAGTTAGTGGATTTTGAATAATTAGACATGGTTTATCCTATCTTGCCTTCTTTGGCTTGAAGTTCAATTTTCTGAATTGACAACTGAGTGCCATTGATCGTGGCTTCGTAACCAGTTTGTACGATTTTACCTGCACTTGAAGCATTACTTGTCAATGCTTTAATTGGTATACCGCTTGAAAAATCTGCAATTGCATACTCTCCAACCCCATACTCGTAATAGCCTTGAGGTGGAATAAATACGTTCTCTGACTGATACGCACCTGAATAGTCAAAAGCCCACTTGATTGTGAGAAACTGATTAGAACCACCAATCACAACAGCAGTAATAGACTTCAGAATGGAAATCTGATTAGGATTACCTAAGTCAGCATTGTTTGTGTAGTACAAAAATCGATAAGTAGAGGCATCATCAAGATAACCACCATACTTACCAATGTACCCATTCTTTCCAATGTACAGGTCTCCATTACGCAATGATCTAAGTGCAGTTGGTGAAATGCTATCCCATTTGGTTACACGGGAAGCACCATCTTGCAAAGATTGCTTTGTATCAAAACAGTAGACTTGCAAAGTAGTTGGAAGAACAAGCAAATAGAAGGCTTCTTTTTCTGAATAAACAGACTTAAGATTGGCAATTGTTTCACCCGCCAAGGAAGAAGTTAAGTCGAAACGAACATTCTTAGATAAGTCTCTTAGGGGTGCAGACTTCTCTTGAATTGTCCTCATCAATGAGCGAACACCTGAATCTGACAAAAACACTACATCAGAACCAATACTTTGTATGGTGTCTCTAGCCACACAACCAATAGAACCTACTGTGTCGCTTAGAACAAGAGATGCGGGAGTAGAAGCACCAGAGTAAACAAGAATCTGTCGTTTGCCAAAGATAAACAAGAAATCATTGTGCGCTGCCAAACCCATTACTTCATCAGCACCATTAGGCCACACACGGGATACATCTAATGTTCCTGAAGTACCACCGCCCCACACATGACCTGCAATTAGATCAGAGAAGGTAACAGTTACTTTATCAGTGGAAGTACTAGCTACCCACAAACGACCAAATGCTGAAATGGCAATATTGGCTTGGGGAACAGTCGCAACATAACCAGACTTCTCAGAAACTCTGCGATAAGTAGTTGTACTTACAGCAGGGTCATAAATCAAAGGATCGTGACCTGTTTGAAAGAAATATGCAATGCCATTCAGTGATGCACATTGCCAGTTACTAGCCGTAATAGTAGGAGCAGAACCACCACCACCATAGGTCAACTCAGTCACAGCATTGGCAGTACCAAGTTTAAATATCTTATTGTTGCCAGCAAACAGAACAGTCAAAGTTCCATCATTTTGGACTAACTCATGGATAACACCAACGTCATTAGCACCTAGATTGCCAGAAGAGGAGTTAACTTTAGTCCAACCTTTTCTAGCACCAATACGACCATACTGATCCAAGATGACATTAGTTGCCACCAAAGCAAAACCAGACTCTAAACTAAGAGGCGAATCTTCAGTATTCAGGCCATAAAAGCCTGGTGCTGAAAGACTGTAACTTTGTAGTTGAGATGCCATTAGACCGCCACAAAGTTATCTTCAGGATAACGAGTGCTTTCCAATGCAATAGCGTCAGATAGCATTCCTCTAAACAAAGCGTATGCCTCAGAAGAAGCAGTCCCACCATCCTCACCACGCTCGATCAAAGCACGGGCATAGGCACTTTGAGTAACCAAATAGTCTAAAACCTTGACAGATGTGCCATCAGCAGACAAATTAGCCTGTGGGATGGTTAAATCAAACTTCAATGTATAAACACCATCAGGAACAGGAAACAGATCAACCTTTGTATCGCCATTACCATCTACACCACTAAAGCAAAACTCTGAAGGGATAGACTGTGAAGGTGTACCAAAGTTGAGCTTGCGGTTCATATCCGCAACAGCAATGTTGTCTAGGGTAATGACACTGGTAGTGTTGATAGCGTCATTGATACGAAACTTCTGACCTGCACCTGTCAAAGAATAAGAACTTGTAGCAGCAGCAGTAGTAACTGTAATTGTTTGTCCTAAAGCATTCCAATTATAGGAATCTTCAATCTGACGTTTGGCATCATTGACAAACTTGCCAATCAAAGAAGAATAGGTTGTTTCGCCAACAGTAGATACTGTGCTTTCACGCAAGCGAACCAACACATCGTTAACAAG